ACGCAGATTAGATTAAAAACTGGTACTGGTAATTTCACTGGCGGAAGCTTTAACGTAATTTATAACTAAATGATAAAAGTAAACCAAACAGGCAAATTAAATGCTGTGGAGTCCCCATGAAGATTAACTTACTTGGGCAGACAGGTACTAGTGAGAGCGTTGCTGTGATGGATCAGCTAACACAGAACTGGTATGTTCATACTGAGCAGGAAGGTAAGAACAACATATGCCTGTATCCTACACCCGGACTTACTAGTTTTGCTGCTACTCCTCAAGGCCCGATACGCGGTATGATTGAGTATAACAGCTTACTGTATGTAGTGTCTTATGACACTCTATGGGAGATAGACAGTGCAGGCACTACTACTAGTCGTGGTACTTTAAATACTACAACTGGCAGAGTGTCTATGGCACATAACGGCCCGGACAATGGTGAGCAGTTAGCTATAGCTGATGGCACTGACTTCTATATCTTTGATAGTGGTGCTACTAGTTTTACAACTATTACTCAGTTTAATGATGCTTCTACCACACTGTTTAATCCTACTACTGTAGTATATATGGATGGTTATTTTATCTGTGATGATCCCTCTATAACTGGTCGGTTCCATATCTCAGCTGCTTATGATGGCACTGACTGGGATACACTAGACTTTGCTACAGCAGAACGTAACTCTGATGCTCTTAAAAGTATAGTAGTATCTAACCGAGTGCTATGGCTAGTTGGTGAGAAATCGGTAGAAGCTTGGTACAATAATGGTAACGCTGATTTTACCTTTGCCCCTGTACAGTCTGGTTATTCAGAGTGGGGTACTCCTGCTTCAGAGAGTCCGGCAGAGATGGGGGGTAGTATCTTTTACTTATCTCAAAATACTGAGGGTAAAGGGCAGGTAGTAATGACTAATGGATTACTTCCTAAAGTTATTAGTACTACTGCTATAACTACTCAGATTAATGCTATGACTACTATTGATGATGCTTATGGATATGTATATCAATATAACGGACATAACTTTTATGTGTTAAGTTTCCCAACCGAGGAGACTACCCTAGTTTATGATATGACCACAGGTACGTGGCACACATGGCAGAGCCTAGAGACAGGATATCATAGAAGTACACATCATGTGTTTATATTTAATAAACATATGGTAGGCGATCCTAGTTCAGGACGAGTGTTTGAATTAGATTGGGATGAGTATACAGAGGATGGAGATACTATTACTCGTATACGTAGATCAAAGTCTATACATGGAGATGACAAAGCTATACGTCATTACTCTTTATGGGTAGATATGGAGGAAGGTACGGGTGACTTTACTACTACTGATCCTCAGATTATCATGCGCTTTAGAGATGACGGTGGGTTGTGGTCTAATAATAAACTACGAAGTATAGGTGCTAAAGGTAAGTACAAGACTAGAGTTATCTGGAGAATGCTAGGTCGTAGTCGTGACAGAGTATATGAACTAAAACTTGCAGATCCAGTTAAAGCTGTACTTATAGGAGCTTACTTAGATATCCAAGCAGATTCAGAGAGTAACAGATAATGGCAGAGAAAAAGATAAGAACACTAGCTGATTTTACAGACTTCTCTGATGCAGCTTTATGGAGAGAGGAGCTTGCTACTCTACTTACTGTAGAGGACTTTCATTATGTAGGGGATACTGGAGAGCCTACTTTTAAAAATAATTGGGATAATCTAAATCCTAGTGCTCGAGGAGCTAGATTTTATAAAGACCCTTTTGGGAGGGTTCACTTAGCAGGTATGGTTGACACCGGCACGTCATCAGTTGTGTTTACTCTGCCAGAAGGTTATCTACCTGCTGATGTGCATGCAGGATTAGGCGAGTATTTACAATTTCGAGGTGGAACAGCTGGTGGCGGATCAACACCTTCTTGCCAAGTGACTGTTAGATATAACGGAGATGTGGCTATACAGAGTTGGACTACATGGGCCACTATAGATGGTGTTTCTTTTAGAGCAGCGGATTAACAAGGCATTAATTAGGATTATAATATGGCATATTGGGATGAGGAAAACGGAGAGTGGACTAGTGGTACAGCGCCAGTAACCCCCTCTAACAGTAATCTACCACAATCTAGGTATCAGCGTTCACAGACTCTGAATCAGCTAGGCCAGTCTGGCTTTGGGCGCACTGGACTTGGTAGTAGAATTATAAACGAATTATCTGGAGGCCCGAATGAGTATGGGCTAGGCACTATTCGTACTGATACTCCTGAGAACTTATCTGTAGATGTCTACGGAGAGCAGGCAGGACTAGCAGGCTTTACCCAAGACCAATTAAATCAACAGTTACAAGAAGGTTTAACTGGTTGGTCAGAAGCAGGTGCTCAGTATGATCAGAGACTAGACGAGGTCTTCGGTGGGCAGATGGCTCGTGGAGAGACAGCTGGACAAAGAATGCTAGAGTTATCTGGCACTCCTTTAAATCCAGACTTGTACTCAGACCCATCATATCAGTTCCGTAGAGATGAAGGACTTAGTGGCTTACAAAGCATGATGGGTTCAAGTGGTATGCGACAATCTGGCGCAGCACTTAGAGGTGGTACTCGTTACGCAAGTGATCTAGCTTCACAAGAGTACGGTAACATGTTCTCTAGAGCAGCAAAGGAACGTCAGCTACAACTAACAGGTCTTGGTCAACTAGGACAGCTAGGTTCAGCTGCTGCTTCTCAGTACGGACAGCAGATGTTTGATCCAACACAGGTTGCACAGACAGGTTTAGGTACTCAACTAGGCATTACTGGTGGTTACGGACAGACTATGCAGCAGTCATTGCAAGATCTAGGAGCTAACTATGCTCAGATACAGGCTAATGAACAGGCAGCAAGTGCAGCTCGCAGTGCTGGAAGCTCAAGTGCTGCAGGCAGTATCTTAGCAGCAGGTATCGGCTTATTCTCTGACCCAAGACTAAAGACTGGTATTAAGCAGATCGGTACTTTAAAATCTGGACTAGGACTATATGAGTATAGTTATCTATGGTCAGATAAGAGAACTACTGGGGTACTAAGTACTGAGGTACGTGAGATCATGCCAGAGGCTGTTACAACTGTACATGGTTTTGATGCGGTTAACTACAGTATTGTATTAGCAGGAGAATAATATGGCAGGATTTATTAAACCTATTGATCAAGTCACTTTACAGAACATGTCTTCAGGAGGTATGTTAGGTGGGCTGGCTAGAGGTACGCTGCAAGGCTTGCAGTTAAAGCGAGAGCAAGAACAAGCTGATCAACAGAAACAACTACGTCAGATGCAAATGCAGAAGATGGATTATGACATGAAGGCTCAGGTAGGTATGGATGTACTACGTGATAAAGCTTTAGGTATGGATGTTCCCGGAACGGATGCTGACGCTGACGCATGGATGAAGTATGGAAGAGCACAAGAGGTAGGTGGGTTCACTAACTCAGCTAAGCAGGCATATGACTTTGCAGAGCTAGTAGGATCTACGAGTGATATTCCAGAGAACTTTAAGAACTTCCCTGAGCTTATGAAGCTACAGGTAGCCAGACGTCAAGCACTCAAAGATAATGATCTAACGACTGCTAAAGAAGTACAGGATCGTATTAACAAAATAAAAGATAAGAAAGTTCCTGCTGACAAAGGCCCACGTATAGAGAGTTCTAAACAGTCGGCTGCTAATATAGCTAGTCTGTTAACTACCTCCGCGGGTATTACTATTGAAGGTGCTGAGGCACAAGCATTAGGAGATCTATCTAGATCTTTAACTGACCAAGCACATGGCAAGTTCAAGCTTACACAGTCTGAGATGAACGATCAGATAGCTGTTGCATACCAGCAGATTATAGAGGAACGTAAAGAAACTTTAGGTAATTGGGACTACGTACCGTTTGTTAATGCAGAGAAACCAACTAAACAAGAAGTCGAGCAACGTGTTATTAAGAATATATTAGATGCTAACGCTAAGGAAGCCGGAAGAGGAACTGAAACAGCAGTTCCTTCTGAAGAAGATCAAGAAGAAGATTTAGTATCTATGTACGCACCAAAACCAGCGGAATAATATATGGCATACGAAACATCTACATATACTAGAGAAGAAGCTATAGCTCGTTCTCGTGCTGACCTAGACCCTACTCAAGATGAGGGTAAAGATGTTATGAATAAGGAAGCAGGTGAGAAACAAGAGCCTGTCCCTATTCCTAAGTCAGAGAAGAAACCACGTACGTATTCTGAGTCAGACCTTATGACGGCTCTCAAGCGTGCTCACGCTGCGAAAGACACTAGGGCTGCTACTGCTATTGCTAAGCGTATAAAGTCTTTACGTGAGTCTGCACGTCCAGCCGATTCAGGAGAGATAGCTGTAAGTACTGATATAGCTCCACAGAATGTCTCTAAGAACCCGTATATCCCTGCTAATATTGAGGCAGGTATGTGGGATGGTATTACTAGTACCTTCGCTGGCAGTGTTGGTACTACTCTAGAAACTATGTTACCTGCATGGGCTACTGGTCGTTTAGGTGGTGAGAACCCAGAGACAGGTGAGATAGAAGTATTCCAAAGTACTCCATCTTGGTTAGGTATTACTGATGACCAGTGGAATGGTATGGAGACAGAGGAGCGTCGAGTAGCTATACAGAAACGTGGTAAAGAAATACTTGATAAGACGTATGATCCAGATAGAACTTCTGCTGCGTATAATGTAGCTAAGTTTACTGGTATGTTAACTGATCCTACTACTGTTGTACCTCTTACAGGCAGTGCTAAAGCTATGACTTTAAAAGGTGCTGCGTTAGGTAGTACAGATGCTGCTGCATACTCTTATGCTAAAGAAGGTAAAGTAGATCCAGCTATGGTAGCTCTTGGTGCAGGTCTTGGTATGCTTCCCGGAGGTATAAAAGGAACTTATCAAGCAGCTAAGAAAATACCTACTGCCGTTAAGAAGTTAACTACTCCTAAAGAACAGAGACAAGCAGCTGAAAAGCTAGAGGGTTTCGAGAAAATATTCCAGCAGAATCGTAGTCAGATGGATAACCATACAGCTGCGTATCGTAAGACATTGCAGGATACTGGTGTTACTGAGGATGGACTATCACATTGGATTAAACAATCTACTGGTGGCACTAAGAAACGCCAAGCTACATTAATTGATCGTGTTATTGAACCTATCTCTGATCGTATACGTAAGATATCCCCTACACTTCATAAGAATATGGTAGGTATGGAACGTCAGATCTTAGAGACATCTCATAATGTAATGGCTATGAGTGATACGTTCTTAAACAGTGTTAAGAAGTTAGGTAAGGCAGATGAACTAACTCATCATGCTTTAAAGAAAGCTATGCTTAATGGTGATGGTGCTGAGATTGAGAGACTAGTTAAAGCTAATCTAGGTGAGAACGGTATGAAGGATTATAAAGCATACCAAGCTGCTATGAAAGATATGTGGGATCTAGTTAGTACTCATCGTGAAGGCTTAATTGGTAAGGAAGTACAACACTACACTCATCGTGCAGTAAAAGACTTCAAACAAATTGAAGAGTTCTTACGTAAGCATGGTAGTAAAGAAGAGATGGCTAGGATTGATAAGCTTATCCAGAAGCAGTTCAAGGATAGGACTCCTACTACAGATGAGCTTAATGGATTCTATAGCCGATATCTTGATGGGGTGTATGACTCTAAGAAAATTAAAGTAACTCCCGGTGCATCTAAAGGACGTAAACTAAAAGTTGTTCCTGATGAATTAGTAGATGCTTTCCATCATCCTGATCTAGCTACACATACTTATGTACGTTCTATGACAGAGGATGCTTACAAGAAATCTTTATTCGGTAAAGAGATTGTAGGTCAGCATGGAGATAATCTAACAGATTCTATTGCAGCTTTTGTTAATAAAGAACATTCAGCTGGTCGTATGAGTGCTGATGATATTGATGAGATTAAGAACTTATTAGAACTTAGATTCGTTGATGGTATTAGAAAGCCTAAGGAAGCTATACAAACCTTTAAAGATATGAGTTACGCTATGTTACTAGGTAATCCTATATCTGCTGCTACACAGATAGGTGATGTATTCTTAGCTGCTTGGAAGGTAGGTGCTGGCAATGCTATGTCAGGCGTAATGAAAGCTATCACTGGTCGTGGCATTAAGCCTAAAGACTGGGGACTAATGGACAGTATGCTTGAAGAGATGGTTAGTACTGGTGCTTCTAAAAAGTGGTTACGTAGAGCATTATCCCATGGAAATATTCCGGGACTACGTTTAGTATCTTTCCAGAATGTTGACCGTATAGGTAAAGCTACTCTAATGAATGGTGCGTTACGTAAGTATCAGAAGATGGCTGCTAATAAGCCTGAGAAGTTACGTAAGCTTTGGGGTGAGGCATATGGTGATGACTTCCCTAGACTAGTACAAGAGTTAAAGGATAGTACTGTTAAAGGAGCTAAGCCTAGTAGTGATGTTAAGACTTTAGTCTTTGCTGATCTAGCTGACGTACAACCAGTAACATTACTAGAGATGCCAGAGAAGTATCTTAAGCATCCTAATGGTCGTATAGCGTATATGTTACGTACTTTCCAATTAAAGTATATGAATCTTATACGTAAGTCTATGGCTAGAAGTCTACAGAAAGGGGATAGAGTAGGAGGACTTGCATCAGGTGCAGCTCTAATGGCTCTATTCACAGCAGGTGGTGTAACATCTGATATGCTTAAGCACGCTATGTTATCACGTGATCCTAATCTTGATGAGATAATCACAGATAATATTATAGCTAATACAGGTATCTTTGGTAGTCGTTATGATGCTGGCAAGCTACTAGGAAGGAAGCCATTATCTGATTTCGCTGGACAGTTTATACCACCAGTAGGTGTATTCGATCCATTTGCATATGCGTTCACGCAAGTTGCTCTTGGAGAAGAAGTAACCAGAGAAGATCAGGCTAAGATGATGGGTAAGCTACCTATTGTAGGTAGATTAATTGAGAACTATGGGTTTGGAGGCAAGGAAAAGTTTGCTGACAAACAGTTTAAGAAGTCTATGAAGCTAGACACTGACACTAAACCGTACACGTTATGAGCACACAAAGGATATATATGAAAGAGGATGTAGTACGTCATACGTTAGATGTTGGTGCAGCCGGGGTATGGATAGCTTCTATGGCAGAGCTACTTCCGCCTATAGCTGCTTTCTTATCCATTATCTGGCTATCTATACAGATTGTAGATTATATAATTAAGAAATGGAGGGGCAGAAAATGAAAACACTGACAGCTTTAGTACTGGCAGTATTTATTGGTAGCTGGTCTAGCGCAGGTTACGCAATAGATCAAGTGGAGAAACGTACGGAGACAATCACATGCTCTTTGCCACTTACTAACACAGATGGCTCGTTGATCAAAGACGGTGAGATTGTAGAAGTTAGATTCTTTGCTAACATGCAGCAGATAGGTAGTAGTGCTACTTGTGATTTTGTGTATGATATATCTCAGTTACCAGATGGGACGTATAACTATACTGCAGTAGCTGTAACTGCCGCCGCACAATCAGAACACTCTCTTCCAGTTGAGAGAGTATACGCAATAAAAAAGATACCAAACCGTCCGACAGGTATGACGGTGGAGTAATTGAAGTACTATTCGGAGGAATACTAGGATGGATACACCAAATATTGACGTGGCTAAATATGGCTCTAGAAAGTTTATTGTCACGATGTCGTGCATTGTGGCAACGGTTGTTCTCGCGATAATAGAAGTCTTAACTAACCCAGTGGCGCTAGTATTGTCGGCTGCTATAGCTTCTTATAACTGGGCTAACTCTAGGTCAGCTAGTACTAAGTAATTTACAGGCAAACAAAAGGGGGCTTACGCCCCCTCTCTATTTATGTCCTGTTATAGAAGAACCAAAGTATAGTCCTATAATACTCATAGCAGCGTGTGTATCAAGTGGAGTAAGAACTATATTACTAGCCTGTACTTGATGCCAGAGCAATTCATCCTTACCATCGGTAAAGAACAAGAACCCGGGACTGTACTCCGTCCATCCATACACCACTCCTAGTTCCATAAACGGGGCTAGCTTGGGTAATACGAAAACGGATAGAACTACCGTCACTGCGATAAACCTCCTTGTCCATGTAAAGCGATTGTTCTGGACTTCCCGGATCTCCCTCCTCTCCCCTTGTTGTGATGTTAAAGCTTCCATCATCTGTTGATGCTTCTGCTTCTCGTTGTCCATTTTCTTCCCGAACAACTTCATTACACCACCCAAAATCGCTGAGCCTAACAGGGTTATTATCTCTAAGGGTATCATTAACTACTCCTTCAATAAAAGTTATAGAGTGTGGATTATGTCCATTCTCATAGTGTAACATATGAAACACTAAGTGAGGAAGCTTGCTGTAAAAATCATCAGTAATGCTACCGACCCTGTATACAATGTAGTTAATGTAATCAGTAGTATCGTTTTCATGTGGAGGACTCCACCTGTTAATGATCTTTTCAATAGTGTCTAAACCTCGTTTCTCTTTATAAGAAATAAGATTCTTAACCATAGCCCGTACACCAAAATACGGACTACTGAAACACTCAAACCTTTTATCTTCACACTCCACTTTACCTTGCCAAGGTATACTAGTCTTTACTATGTTTCCGGGGTTGTTGTTCTCCACTCCTCTGGAGCTTACTCCCTCGGCGCAACCCAAAGGTATTATACACATAGCAACGATCAAGAGTACAGCGCGTAGCATTAGCTGAGGAGCTTTTGGAAGTTGTCTGAGATTTTTTTGGCACGTTCTACCTCCTCGTTAGAGTCTGCTAATCTTTTCTGTAAGTAAACAATCTCTCGTTCCTCATTCTTTACTACGTCCTCAAGCTGTGCTTGAATCTTAGTTACGCTTTTGATTATCTTATCTACTTTAGTCATCTTTTTCTAACTCCCGTCTAATATACCATATAGCTTTGTTTAAGTCCTGAGCTTTATTGTCTTTCAGTTCTGCCCTTAAGAGATACTTAACTGCATTACCAAGACAGAAATTCATATGCTCAGTTATTTGAATCACTTCCACTCCAGATGGATGTGACGTGTAGTGCTTAGGGTGATTAACAGCATCAAACTTCCTGCCGCCTTCTGGTTTAGTTTGGACAGCCACGCCCGGAGCAAACGGCCTACCACCCTCTGGCTTAGCCATCACTAAGTCATTATCAAACTTATCTTTCCCGTGTAAGAACGGGTCTATACCTGTGCTCATAAATCTAACTCCTCTCGTATCTTCTTAACGATCTTGCCTTTATATTTCTCAGGCGTTCTATTTAAAACTAATCCAGCTGCTGCCTTACCGTCTGCACGGTAAGCAACAACAAACTCTCTCACATACTTTTTAATAATAGCTGGTTCAAACTGATGTATGTTATTCATCATTGTCTGTCTTTAAAGATTTATCAAGCATCTTTTTTGCTTTCTCCTCTATATCTTTGAAGTCCTTAACAGCCTCCTCAAGATCATCTATAGAATACCATCCTTCTTCTAGGAATATGAGAGTGTCGTCCATCAAACACTCCCGTCCCATCGACCAGACTTAGTTAACTTCATAGGTATTAATATAGGTGAGTCATCTATAATAGCACCAACTCCAATGATAGGCTTGTTGTTAGTATAGCCTTTACTGTAGTTAAACGCTGGTGAAGATGTATCTATTAAACACCCTACTGTCATACTCCATCGGAGGAATTCAGTGTCAGCGAAGTACTCTATACCAAACGTACCATGATGATGCCCTTGTACAGTATGATGACTATGGCTACGTGCATTAGTCAGTGTACTCTTAGACATACTGTGTACCATTAAGCAACTGTTATACTTATCTACCTTGAAGTAATCTTTGTCAGTCCATATCCAGTTATCAATCTCATACATATCATTATATGATTTAATATGATCATAAGGTATATTAGCTTGCTTAGCTTTACGCTCTGTCATTTGACAATGGTTGCCTAAACTAACAGTCATCTCAGGAAATAACTCATGGAGTTCCTGTACGAATTTCTTAGCTCGGTTATGTTCCTCCTCTCCTGATAATGTCCCATACTCTATAGGATGAAAACTACTATAGTGATTATCTACGATATCACCTACGTTCTTAGCTACCTGAATATCATACGCATACTTAATTGTTTCTAAGAATGGTAACGTATCTCTATGATGATACGGTGCATGTATGTCAGATATAATTATACAGTTATCCATAAGACTCCTACAGGATTATTTGTGGATTAACTTCTTCTTCACGTGGTTCACCACCTGTTATCTTAACCATGATAGCATCCACTTCTTCTTCGAGATCATGTTCAATAGCTAGTTTCTCAAAGCTATCTAATAAATAATCTATTACTGATCTCTGAGTATTCAAAGCATCATACTGTTTATGTAAGATACCTGTTAGCTCAGTGATTTGTTTATTTAACTCTTCTGTTTCGTTCATACTTGTTCCTTTAATTTATTAATTTTATCCCGATACTTTTGTTTACCTCTATCAGTCTTGAGTCTCTTCATTCTCTTCCGAAGTCTAGAGATCTCTTTCTCAGTATCAGTCTTATGTGATGGGTGGAAAGGGTTTCTGGTATAGTCATCTAACCAGTAAGTACTAAGGTTATGTAAGAAGTTAATCGGATCTGTGTAACACTTCTTAATCCATGCTAGTACTCGTCCCTCTATTTGATTACAATTCCTGCATAAAACTCTACGTACATGGCCTGTACCATGATCATGGTCTAATGTATCTTGACCAGACTCAATAGCAGTGTCACATAAAGGACATACTCCGTCCTGTTTCTTTAAGAGTTTAGCTCGGTAGTGTTTAATCTCCTTCACTTTAAGTCTCACTCAGAGGCTCCCGTAATATCCAAAGTAGTTTCTCATTACATTCAAGTACTTCCATGAAGTCTTCCCCCCAATATTTTAAGTACTCGTTACATATAATCTCTCTCCTCTCCGTAGGGTTCTTACCTGATAATAACTTCTCAGCAGTCTTTGGGCCTAGCCCCTTGATGCCACAGATATTATCAACATTATCACCAGTAAGCAGTTGACAATCAAAAGTATAACTACCTTGCTCTTCAGATACTTCCTGATGGACATCAGTGACAAAGTTATAGTGCCTCCCCGGGATCATTAAGAGATCTTTATCTATGGTACAGATAACTGACTTGTGACAGAGATGTCCGCCTAGAACTTGTTGGGCGGCAGCATACTCCGTCGCAGTTTGCTCTATCCCAAGAGCATCATCTGCTTCAATTCCGTCAGTAACCACAGTGTTATAATTAGCAATGATGTAATCTTTAATATCTTGATACAAGATTGGTCTTGGTTTTCGGCCAGCCTTATAAGAAGGTA